GACAGACAGATCATCAGGTAAGAACTTCAGAAAACCCAAGAAATACAAAGCCACTACCCCGTAAACGAAGATTTTTAAGCACAAGTCAAAGGTCTTTTGATACTCATTCACCGACCACACCTTCTAGTGGCTTCACAGAATGTCATCAGCTCATTTACACCAATAAAGACTAAAAACAAAACAAAGCAGACTCCACCTATTGCCAAACCAATCTCTAGTTGTTCTTGCTCTTTTTGCTTGGCTTCTTTCTCTGCCTTCTTTAAAGCACTAATCTCTTTGGCATCTGCTAAGTCCATCTCTGCTTGACGGGCTTTAATCTTGTTCCAGACATCAATCTTGCCTGTCTGCATGAAGAGCATCTTTAACTCTTCTTCAAATGCTCTAGCCTGTTCTAAAGCCATCTCAATCTGCAAAGCCGTACCCATGTTCGAGCCTTTGCCATACTGTTTAGCCTGAAGCATGGCTTTTGTAGCTACAGACTTAGCGTCAAATAGCTTACCAATCATGGGCGCAAGTGAGCCTAAGTCATTGGCAACATTAGCTGCCTTCTTGACCATGCTGATTGCTGACTGTATGCCAGCTAGAGCCGTTATCGGATCAATCACTTCTTTCTCTCCCACTTGAGACAGACTACTTTGCGATTGTAAACATCGCCAGTCCAAGTCCATTTAATACATCGGTACTCTATGGTTGCCGCCAAGAGAAAGGCGATCACGGAAATGCCCAAACAATAATATAACTACAATAAATGACAAAACAAACAAGAAAGAATGCCGCAACAAATGCTTCGGCAAAGTCTCTCATTGCTGTGGAGGGTTCATCATGGTGCTTAACAGACCACGAGTGTAATAAGATGGTTGAGGGCCAGGCGTTGTGCCTGTCAATAAACCACTCATTGCTTTTTCAGCAGATTGTCTACGAATCATTGCTTGCAATTTGTCTGCACCATAACCTGCGGCAGCAATTGGGATTGAATACTTCAAAGTCTCTGGACTACCAACACCAAAACCAACCGCACCACCAGTAATCAATTGACTACGTTGTGGATTGAATTTAGCCATTAGAGTCAACAGAGGGTCTAAAGTGCTTCCTTTTGCAACTGCTTTAATAGCGTTTTGCTCGTCTTTGCTAAACAAATTCATCTTGTTTTTGTTGGCGGCAAGACCAATAAACCCTTGGCGAATCAACTCACTCTCAGATGCACTTGGATTCAAGGCTTTTGTTTCTGCAACATTTAAGATGTTATCAAGAGTTGAGGCACGACTTAGGTTTCTAAAGTCTTTACGGGCTTCCATGATTGTCTTAACGGCAACATCAATTCCACCCGAACCAGACACCACATCTTTGGGAGACAAAGCGGCAACGTGTTCATCAATGCTATCAACCATTTCACTTGCAAGTCTGCGAATGTTCTTATCTGGATTGCCTTTTAAGTTATTTGCCAATCTACGCATCTGCTCAACATTGTCAAAAGTAATGTTTCCACGCTGAAGGATGCTTTCATATTTGTTCAAAATGTTAGCAACAGGTGCGGCATTTTCTGGAATGTAATCAACAGCGTCTAAACGAGTTTTTATTTTGTCAACAAGGCTTGTGGCATTTTGACCAGATATTTCAATTCCCTGATCGCTAACCTTTGTATAAGCACGAGTAGCCTTTTGCTGAACATCAGCCATCGTAGTAGTTGGTTGTTTTCCTGTAGCAATACGACCAGAAATATCTCCAGTAGTCTTGCCAACAGCACCAGAGACACCTAAAGCGGCAATCGTAGCTGCCATGTCGCTACCAGTAATTTCTTTGGTAGCCTCTGCAACAGGTTGTGCAACCATTGGAGCAGCAGTAGCCGCAGGAAGTTGACGAACTAAATCAGCACCAAAGATTGATTTTGGAGCAGTAGCCGCCATTCCACCCGCAGATACTAAACCTTGCATTCCTGCTTGTGCGGCTCTTTCAATACCAGTTTCAGGCTCAGGAACACCCAATTGAGTCAAACCTTTGCTTTGCTCTTTAGACAAATAAGGCATTCTCTTTTCTGATCCAACAATGTTTGCACCAACATTGACTGCACCACTTAAAAAATCAGTAACGATATTTGCGGGAGCAGAAACACCAGTAACTACGGCACGAGTAGCCAAACCAAGTTGTCGTCTAAGTAAATCACCTAAACCTGGCTCTTTTGGAGCTTGAGCAGTAGGTGGAGTTGCAGGTTGGGCAGAAGGTTGTCCCTCTGCTTCACCTAAACTAGCCTTAATCTTTGCTAAAGCGGCTTCATTTGATAAGCCATCAGGCAGTTCATAAGATGCGCCTTTGTATTCATAAACAGTCGCCATGATGCTTACCTTTAGTCAAGTTTAATAGGGTTTTGTGCAGTACCAGCTTTAGGGCCGTAGTAAGGTTCTATACCTTGTGATATACGACGACTATCAATGCGTTTTTGAGCATTTTCTTTAGCTTTACCAGTAGATTTGGAGAAGTTACTGAGAGCCTCAAGTGTGGTTTTTGTATCATTACCACCAAAAGCCGCAATAAGTTCATTGGCAAAGCGCAAAACGTCTTTGTCAGTCTGAACACCTTTAGCCGCATCTGTTTTCAAGTTGGTAGCCTCTTGAACAGCACGTTGCAAAGCCGCATAGTTTCGGCTCTCAACACTAGAATTACCTGCGGCATTCTGTGCTTGATAACGCAGATTGTTAACAGGGCCAAGTTCTAAAGGTGGTTTACCTGTTCTAGGATCAGGAGTCAATGTTGCAATAGCAGGAGCTAAAGAAGTTTCACGAGCAGTTAATGAATCAACCAACTCTAATTCTTTGTCTTCTTCTTTTTGCAGAGAAGGAGCAAGAACTTTCGGGCCTTTAAGTGAAGCCGTTAACTCTCTCATTTCTTTAGCAGAATCAGCTCTCAATTGAGCAATTTGTAAAGCAGTAGCACCAGCCACACGAGCCGCTTCAATCCTAGCATCAGCCGCAACCTTAGCCGCATCAATCCTTGCTTGGTTAGCCAATTGTGCAGATTCAGTTCTTGCTACATTAGCTGCAGCTTTGTCTGCTGAAGCCTGTAAAGCCGCTAAAACTTTATCTGGTGAACCATACTTGGTAACAATAGCAAGAACATCATCTTGTGAAGCACCTTGTGGAAGTTTAGACAACTCATCACGAAGTTGCTCTTCTTGTTTGATAGACAATTGAGTTTTAGCCACTTGAGCCAAAGATGCTTGTTCTGCTGCCCGTCTTTGTTGGACAAGAGCCATCTCACTTTGAGATTGACGAGCATATTGAGCCAAAGCCATAGCACCTTGTTGGTCACCTGCTTGTGCCAACATTTGTGCGCCTTTTAAGATCGACTCAGGGTTAGTCTGGTCTATCTGTTGGGCAATAGAGTTTCTAGTGCTAATTAGCTTTAGTTGTGGGTCTTCAATGCCCATAGCACCACCAATAGCAGTACCAAGACCTCTAGCACCACCATAAGTTAATGCCGCACCACGAGATGCAGGGTCTAGCTGAGCAAGAGTAATACCTTCTTGCAAAGCACCAACACGTTGTTGTGCACCATACATTTGGGGGGTTAAACCAAATAAACCCGCTACGATATTATCTGCCATGATGAATCCTTATAAAAATAAGCCACCAACTGCTTGCCCAAATGCAGGGGAAGCACCTAGCCCACTTAGTAGTGTTGAATAGGGGTTAGTTGTTGCTGCATTACCAGTAGCCAATCGAGTACTAAACTCAGCACCCGACAAACCTAAACGACCCACATTAGCACCTGCTGTAGCCGCTTGTTGACCAAGAGCCGCACCCATTGTCAAAGGTTGTTGACCCAAAGCCTCTAAGCCTTGAACTTGTCCCAAAGCAGTCGTGTAAGGAGCGTAGGCGGCTTGTTGACCACCATAGTACTGACCCATAGCTTGTGAGCCTTGACCCAATAGACCCGCACCAAACAACACATTCTGCTGACCATATTGTTGTGCATTAGCCGCCAATTGAGCTTCTTGTTGCGCTCTAGCGTTATACAAAGCCTGTAGTTCAGGAGTAGTTGCACCCATAGTGCCACCTTGAGCAACCGCTAAACCACCACGACCTTGTTGTTGGAGTCTGTTTTGCAGATTAGCAAGTTCAAGTTCTCTGCCTGGTTGTAACAAAGCCATTTGAGAAGCTAAATAGTTCTTAGCAACATCTTCAGGCTTTTCAGCAAGATAACCTTGACCAAGTTTAAACAAACTCTGAGCGCCTGTTTGTAGTGGCTCAAAGGCTTGTTGAGCGCCTTCAGCTTGTACTAAGCCAGACTCAGCCAACTTGACCAAACGATCTTGAGCATTCTTAGCTTCAGGGCTTAATGTGTATCCTGCGCTTGTCAATTGACCTGTTACAGGATCGACTTGGAACTGTGAAGTACCAAAACGAGTAGTCATGCCAACAGGTCTGAAAGCAGCCGCTTGTTTGGCAGCAGCAGTCTCAGCATCAATCATCTGTTGAGCACGAATAGCCGCTTCACGAGATGTTTGTTGTTGGAGAAGACCTGCACCAGTAGTTAAACCACCTGATAACAAAGCAGCTAATTGAGCCGCAGTAAGACCGCCCAAACCAGTAGTAAGACCAGTAGTAAGACCAGTAGTAAGACCTTTTCCTAAACCAGTACCTAAACCTGTTCCAGTACCAAGTCCTGTTCCTAAGCCCGTACCCAAACCTGTTCCTAAACCAGTACCCAAACCTGTACCCAAGCCAGTTCCTGTTCCTAAGCCTGTACCAAGACCTGTGCCTAATCCCGTACCAACACCTGTGCCTAAACCAGTTCCTGCACCTACTGTTAAGCCAGTACCAGTACCCATTCCTGCGACAGTACCACCAGTAGCCAATCCACCTACTCCACCAATTCCAGTGGCAGTTCCACCGCTAATAGCTGCTAATTCAGCAGGAGTAAAAGCAGCAGTACCACCCAAGATGCCTGCATTAGCCAAATCAAATGCAGTACCACCAGTAGCTGCTCCACCGCCACCAAATAGACTCTCAAACCCACCACCTAGTCCGCCAAACAAACCAGCAGAACCTGCCAAGAACTTTAGAAAGTCTTGAGTAGCATTGACTTCTTGTTGCGTACCAGTACGAGCAAGAGTGCCATCAGGGTTATATTGGTTATATCCACCACCTGTTCTATTTTCACCTGTTTTATAGGTATAGACATTCTCAAGACCACCAACTTGACGATCTTCACCAGAACCAATTACTTGATACTGAGGTTGAACAATAGTGTCACCCAAAGTGATAGATTGCCCTTCAGGAACAGTCTCTGCTACACGGGAAACAACTTCTCCTTCATCTAATCCAACAGCCTCTGCCATCTGAGAAGGAGAAACACCATACTCCTCCATAGCAGCAACAATTTCAGCATCACTTATGCCAGGATTATCAAGCAAAAAGTCTACAATTTGTTCGTTTGTTACAGCCATGATTGCTCCTTATTGTGGCTCAACAGGCCAAGTAATTGTCCAAGGGAAGCCTTCTTGCAAAGGAACATCTCTCAATGCTTGGCAGTAATCTTTCCACTCTTGTGATGGAGTCATATCGCTACGAAATCTCCAATCAGTTTCTGTTAGTTTATCATCACGGGTCTGACGAACACTCTTAGCCTGTTCAGCATCTTTCTGAGCCTTATAAGCAGTCTCATGCTGGGTAGCAGATGTGACATTGCCAGTATCATCTGTAGTGTCTACAAAGACAGGGCCAAGCACATACTTTGTGTACCACTTACCATCAATCTGTTCTACACCAGAGGCTTGAGAGTATTGGTAAACAGTACCGCCTGTAGCTTGTGGGCCTTCAAAGACTACATCAGCACCCAAAGCCTCTAAGACTTCAGTTGTTGTTGTATCCCATGATGGGCCACCATTGGCTTTTGTGTATGCACGAAATTCTGCTTCGTACATGACTTGCCCTGATTGTGTTCGTATTTGCATGATTTTCCTTTTAAGCAATAGCCAAGAAGATGTAGAAGCCCCTATCACCTACTGCGCCAAATGAAGATGACACTTGAAATCCAGAAGATAGTGGGTCAATAAAGTCGGTGTTAGTTACTTCAGCGGCTGTACTATTTAATAACAAATAAGGGTCATTACCACTTACGATTCCTCGTGCTGAATCCCATACATACCAATCACCTGTGCCGTCATACCTTTTAAATAAAACAAACCTTGCACCAGCGGTAAAGCCACAATTAACATCAGTAGCAGTTCCATTTAAATGACTAAACTCGCCTACTTTGGAAACCCCTGCACAAGTGGCAAATAAGTAGTTGACGTAAGTTCCCGCAGAAGTGTTTGTCGTTGTGGAAGTTCCAACAGAAAATACTGAAGATGTTGGCGCTGTGCTATTCCAAATAGTTGATGCTGTTTGTGATGCTGAAGTGTTATTTAAAACAAGATAATCAGAAGCCGCTAACGCACTTACATAAACAACCCATCCAGTTGTTGAACTTCTTTGTTTCACAATCATCAATTCAGGTGCAACACCTAAGTTGTGTGTAAACGTAGTAGCACTTCCCGTCCCTGTATAGCAAACCTCATCAAAGAAGCTAGGGGCGCGTCTAAAGTTCCACCACACATAAGAAGAACCTGACCAAGAATTTACAAATCCAGTATTGTTATCAAATCCTAGTCCAGCACCTGTTCCAATATCCTCAGCCGCAGTTGTATTTGTTACAAGGACGTTGTAGAAATTAGTGCTGGCTCCACGCAATCTATCCATTGAATAATGGCTACTTGAAGCCCTTGCAGAATTTAGAGATAAATCAACTGGAAAATTTGTTGTAATAGTTCCACCTGATGAAGAAGATATATTAGGACTAAACACACTAGTCCCACTCGTAGGCACTTTCATCGGGCCTCTACGAATGGCTATGTAGATAAGAGTTCCAGAACCAACAGGAGCGCCATTAAATCTAAATCCTGTGGAAGTTAAATCAATCCAATTATTGTTTGTTGCCTCTGCACCTGATGTGTTTGGCAATAGATAAGGGTCATTACTTCCTGTAGGAATTCCACGCATATTGTCAAATATCCACCAGTTTGATTCACCACTGGACATTTTTGCTAATACAAATTGAGGCTCATAACCAAGGTCTACTGAAGTGAAATTTGTTCCATCAGAAGTAAACGACCCGCACGAAATCACATTGTCTGTACCAGTCAGACCAAAGCCTCCTGCGTTGTGAGCAAATAGGTAGGCGACAAAAGTACCACCCGAGCCGTTCACGGCATTGTTTGCGCTGACAGTAAATTGAGTCGCTGTTGGGGTTGTGCTGTTCCAATCTGTTGATGCAGATGACGCATCTGTAAGATTTAAAAAGATGCGTGTAGCGTTACCAAGACTTTGATGGTAGACATACCAGTTTGCAGAAGAACTGTCTGTGCGCTTGACAATGATGCAGCCAGGAACTGACCCAAGGCTGTGTGCGATGTTTTGGACAGCGCCTGTACCCGTATAAGTCACAACATCAAAGAACTTTGGTTGCTTGCGGAATGTCCATGAGACGTATGTGGCTGCGCTTTCATTAACTGCTGTAGAAGCACCAACAGAAAAACCAGAAGATGTAAATGCAGTTAATACTGAAGCATTAGTATCTTCAGCCGCAGTTGAGTTTGTAGCTAAAAACTTACTAGCTCCACGGGTAGTGTCATTAACCCTATGTCCATATGCGGTGCTTCGGCATTTAATCCATGTCATAGCCCCTTTGCCAGACTCATCAATGCCATTGGTAATTGTCTGTGTAGAGCCGTTGCCTGTGTAAAGGTATGTGCTAAACACTTCCTCAATGTAGTTAGGAACAACAGGAACACCACCACCAAAGGCATCGTAACTAGCTGCACCAGAAGTTGCTTGTAATGGCATGGTTTAAGCCTTAAATTGTGTGTTGCTTGCCAAGACTGTAAAAGTCGCACTACCTGTCTTGATAATCAAATAACGATAGCTATCAATGCCACTAGCATTACCCGCAGTAGGCGCACCACCTAGCCACCTAGTAGTAACACCAGATGTAGTGCCATCAACTTGCACAGCAGAGTTGTAGTAAGCAGTAGAGCCTTGAGTCACCAAGAAAGCCACAGTCATTGATTGACCTGTGCTCATCAAAGTATCTAGTGAAGTACCGCTAGAGCCTCTGAAGTTAACTGTCCAGTTAGCACTTGCGTTACTTGTGTAGTACAGAACAGACTGAGTTGTAATGTCGTAAGCAATCGTTCCAGTAGCGGCTGTTGCTGATACTGTAGCCACCTCTGCCGCATCGTTTAAAACAATGGCAGTAGCAGATGAAGTTCCTGAGAAAGTCTGAGTAGCAGTGAATGTTTGTGCGGCATTGGTAACTGCCGTATTAGCGTTATATGCTTGTACGTTAGTACCGATTGCCAAACCCAAGTTAGTACGAGCAGTAGCAGTATTAGATACATCAGATAGGTTATTAGTGTTAACTAAGAAACCACCTGCGGTAAATGCCGCTTGTGACCAAGCCGATCCTGTCCACACATACAAAGTACTTACTGTTGTATTCCAGTACAAAGCACCCGTTAGGAGAGCATTGCCATCATTATCTACAGAAGGAGCAGAAGACTTAGAACCTAAATATCGGTCATCAAAAGCATCGTATGAGGCTGCTGCATTGGTTTCACTTGTAGCCGCATTGCTTGCACTTGTAGAAGCGTTAGAGGCACTTGTAGATGCGTTTGAAGCACTTGTTGCCGCATTAGAAGCAGAAGTAGCCGCAGCAGTAGTCGAACCAAAAATCGAATCTATTTCAGTTTTGGTATAAGCATTTGTAATGTTATAGCCAGCAATCGTTGTAGGATTAGTTCCTGCCGTTGCACGACCATAAGTGTCAAAAGTAACAGATTGGTATGTGCCTGGCGTTACACCAGAAGAAGCCAAGTCAATGTTGTCGCCATTGACAACAATACGGCTAGAAGATGCAGTGCCCACATTGAGAGTGTTACCTGTCTTTGTAAGACCATCACCCGCAGTAATCTGACCTGCGCCAGAGAATTGCGCCCATGTAATAGATGTGCTTCCCAATGTCCCGCCTGCATCAATCGTGCAGATAAAGCCAGAGTCAGCGTTAGTTGTGCCTTTTTCAACAAAAGTAAAAGCCGCCACCAACTCAGCATAAGTGTCTGCATCTGTGGTGCGTGTCCATGAACCAGAAGCACATAAGTAAATACCATTCTGTGAGGCGGTAGATTGGTCTTTAACTAAGACCCGATCACCCGCAACAATCGAGATGCCATCAATGGTTTGTGCGCCAGATAAAGTGATGTTTGCAGTAGTAGCCGCAACCACAGAGGCTTTAGCATCAATACCTTGGGCTAGTGCATCTACATAACCCTTGGTAGCCGCATCAGAATCGTTTGTAGGGCTTGCCAAACCAGTAATGGTTGCCGATGTACCACTATCCATGTCCAATGAGCCAGAGATGGTCACATTGTTGAATGTAGAAGTACCAGAAGCAGCAGTAACATTGCCTGTCAAGTTGCCAGTTACGTTACCTGTGACATTTCCTGTAACTGCACCCGTTACATTGCCTGTTACGTTACCTGTGACTGCACCTGTCAACGGGCCACTAAAGCCTGTATTTGCCGTGATGTTTGTGCCAGTAATTGCTAGGGCGGAAGAGCCACCAATTACCACACCATTGATCGTCCCCGCACTAATGGCGGCAGAAGCAATCGTTGCTGCGGTGCTAACAGTAAGGTTAGTAAATGTTCCTGCTGCGGCAGTAGTTCCACCGATAACCGCACCATTTATCGTACCGCCAGTAATCGTGGCAGATGAGTTATCTGTCTTTGTCGCTATAGCAGTAGCAATGTTATTGAACTCTGTATCAATCTCAGTACCTTTAACAATCTTTAGAGGATTGCCAGGCGAGAGATTATCTTTGGTTGCAAAGTTAGTGGATTTTGAATAATTAGACATGGTTTATCCTATCTTGCCTTCTTTGGCTTGAAGTTCAATTTTCTGAATTGACAACTGAGTGCCATTGATAGTGGCTTCGTAACCAGTTTGTACGATTTTACCCGCACTTGAAGCATTGCTTGTCAGTGCTTTAATTGGAATGCCACTTGAGTAGTCTGCAACTGCATATTCACCAACCCCATACTCAAAGTAGCCTTGAGGTGGAATAAAGACGTTCTCTGACTGATAAGCACCCGAATAATCAAAAGCCCACTTGATTGTGAGGAACTGGTTAGAACCACCAATCACTACGGCAGTAATAGACTTCAAAATAGAAATCTGATTAGGATTACCTAAGTCAGCATTATTTGTGTAGTACAAGAATCGGTAAGTAGAAGCATCATCAAGATAACCACCATACTTACCAATGTAGCCATTCTTGCCAATGTACAAGTCGCCATTACGCAACGATCTTAGTGCAGTTGGTGAAATACTGTCCCATTTGGTTACACGGGAAGCACCATCTTGCAAAGATTGCTTAGTATCAAAACAATAAACTTGCAAAGTAGCTGGAAGAACAAGCAGATAAAAAGCATTCTTCTCTGAATAAACAGATTTGACGTTTGCTAGTGTTTCTCCAGACAAGGAAGATTCTAAATCAAATCGAACATTCTTAGAAAGGTCTCGCAAAGGCGCAGACTTCTCTTGAATTGTCCTCATCAATGAACGAACACCTGAGTCTGACAAGAAAACAACGTCAGTACCAATACTTTGAATGGTATCTCTAGCGATACATCCAATAGAGCCTACTGTGTCGCTCAGAACAAGAGATGCGGGAGTAGAAGCACCAGAGTAAACAAGAATCTGCTTCTTACCAAAGATAAACAAGAAATCATTGTGCGCTGCCAAGCCCATGACTTCATCCGCACCATTAGGCCATACACGAGATACATCCAATGAGCCTGAAGTGCCACCACCCCATACATGACCTGCAATCAGATCAGAAAAGGTAACAGTTACTTTGTCAGTAGATGTATTAGCTACCCACAAGCGACCAAAAGCTGAAATAGCAATGTTGGCTTGAGGAACTGTAGCTACATAACCAGACTTCTCAGAAACTCTGCGATAAGTAGTTGTACTTACGGCAGGGTCATAAATCAGAGGATCGTGACCAGTTTGGAAGAAGTATGCAATGCCATTCAAGGATGCACATTGCCAATTAGATGCTGAAATAGTAGGAGCAGAGCCTCCACCACCATAGGTCAATTCAGTTACCGCATTAGCAGTACCAAGTTTGAATATCTTGTTGTTTCCAGCAAACAGAACAGTCAAAGTTCCATCGTTTTGAACTAACTCATGGATTACACCAACATCGTTAGCACCCAAAGCACCAGAAGATGAGTTAACCCTTGACCAACCTTTTCTAGCACCAATACGACCATACTGATCCAAGATGCAGTTAGTTGCGACCAAGGCAAAGCCAGCCCCTAGATCAAGTGGAGAATCTTCAGTATTTAGGCCATAAAAGCCTGGTGCTGAGAGACTGTAACTTTGAAGTGCTGATGCCATTAGACCGCCACAAAGTTGTCTTCAGGATAACGAGTGCTTTCCAATGCAATAGCATCAGAGAGCATTCCCCTAAACAAAGCATAAGCCTCATTAGAGTTTGTTCCACCATCTTCACCACGCTCAATCAAAGCACGAGAATAAGCACTTTGAGCAACCAAATAATCCAAGACTTTGACAGATGTGCCATCAGCAGACAGATTGGCCTGCGGGACAGTTACATCAAACTTAAGTGTATACACGCCATCAGGAACTGGGAACAAATCAATCTTTGTATCTCCATTTCCATCTACACCACTAAAGCAAAACTCTGAAGGAATAGACTGTGAAGGCGTACCAAAGTTGAGCTTGCGGTTCATGTCCGCAACAGTGGTGTTATCTAGGGTAATAACACTTGTGGTATTGATAGCATCGTTAACACGAAACTTCTGACCAACACCTGTCAAAGCATAAGAACTTGTGCCAGAGGTAGTAGTAACTGTAATTGTCTGAGATAAGACATTCCATGAATAACTATCTTCAATCTGACGCTTACCATCATTGACAAACTTGCCAATCAAAGCAGAATAGGCGGTTTCGCCAACAGTAGATACTGTGCTTTCACGCAAGCGAACTAACACATCGTTAACAAGTTCTAAGTAGGTCATGTTCGTTGCGCTCCTGATACTTCAAATGTGGCAATAAAACTAAATGTACTTGCACTTTGAGTAGTAATTTGAATTCTATCGCCTTCTTCTAAAACGATATAAGCATTGCCATCAAACTGAAGGTATTGCTTAGATGTAAAGTCGTAATTAGTAAGAATATCCAAGGTTGTGGCAGCACTTGCGTCATACCATTGAACAGTAATGTGCTTAGTCGAACCACCAGTATTGTGAATGTACATCACAGTAAACTTGGCGTAATAACCCGTAGGAACTGTATAAACAGTTGTCAGCGTTGCGGCTGTTGGGTTAATTCCGACAGATACTGGTCTCACTTCATATTCCTCTTAGAGATCGCTTTAGCCTTAGCTTTAGCGTCTTCCTTGGACGTTGCGCCCCAAGCTCTAAGAGAAAGTAAAAGTCGGGTAGGCTTTCCATCTTTCATCTCAGCGCCAGGCATATTGCCCATTCGTGCTAAAAAGGATGCCCTACGAGGGTTATCTCCCGACTTAACTGGTGGTTTTAAATTGCCACCCGTTTCTGCATTATACGATGCTCTGCCTTTAGCATTCAAGCCCCCTTTGGGGTTTTGATGCGCTTTTAAAGTCATTTCTTTTTAGCAGTCTTAGCTGCTTGCTTAAATGCCGCCTCAGTAGGAGCACCTTTAGAGCCAACCTTACGCATCTTTTCCTTAGAACCCGCTTTGATGCGTTCTTGCTTGGCATTGATGTTAGCGTAGAGACCTTGTTTCATTTTTTCTTTCTTGACATACCTGCTTCGGATAAAGCAATAGCAATAGCTTGTTTAGGCTTCTTGACCACAGGGCCACCTTTGCCAGAATGAAGCGTTCCCGCCTTGAACTCTTTGTAGACCTTAGAGATTTTGGCTTCTGCTTTGGTCTTTTTCATATCAATACATGATTTTGGCAGTGATTGTGCCAGTTACATAAACTGTGCAATTGGCTCTTAGATACATAGGCGCATTTGCCACAGTAATAATGCCATCACCAGTTAAGGCCGTACCAATCGTTGAAAAGGTTGTGCCATCCAAACTTCCTTGCAAAACAACAGTAGCACTTGTGATGCCTGAGACTTGAAGGAATGCGGGTTGACCAGCATCAGCTTGAACTGCTTTTGATGCGCCTGTAGCAACAACAGCACTAAGGAGGGTAACAGGAGAAGTTAAAGAAGCCATTATTTACCCCTTGTGGATTTTTTCATCATATTAGTAGCAGTACGACCACCACGAGTAGGCATAGCTTTAGGCTTACCAATAGCAATCATTACAGTAACGGGCATAGATTTCTTCTTGCCATACTCTTTGGCTTCTTTCTCGCCTTTTTCTGTGTATGGGAATTTCTTGTTTCCAACTTGTGGCATATAAATCCTTATCGAACTAGCTTGGTTGCAATGAAAGAAATGATACCGCCAACAACAGAGGCGATTGCCATTCCAACGAAAAAGCCACCTTTAGACTTGTTTGCCATTTCTAAAAGCGTTTTAATATCTTGGCGAAGTGCGTGAACTTCTGCCTGTAAAGCCTCAACTTGAGCTTCCAGTTTGCCAAATTCTCTTGGATCAATTTCCGACATTTTCAACCTCTTTTTTTGGTCTTCCAACCTTAGGTTTGTCTTCAACTTTCTTTGGAGTTTCCTCAACAAGGACGTATCCTTCATGACCTTTCATGCTATCAATATCATGTTGATAGGTGAAAGTAACTGTGTTTCCCGACTTTAGACAACGAAAAGTAGCCATAAAAACTCCAAAAAAAGGGGGGTATTAGCCCCCTTTAATTAAACTGCACGACCAATGATTAAGGTCAATGTAGTTGATGCCAAGTCTACAGAACTGCCTGTAGGGTTGTAAGACACGATAGTAACTGTATTAGCGGCTGAAACATAGGCTCTACGAACCAAACCTGCCTCAGAAACGCCAATAGACATACCGATAACCATATCGCCCAAAGCAACGCCTGGAACTGTAACTGTATCTGTATCAGTTGCAGTAGTAGCTATTGATGCGGTATTTAGAGTACAAGTAACTTCCCAAGTGTCTGCAAACAAACCTCGGAACTGGTCATTACCCCTGCGGGAAACGACTGCTGTTGCTGCTGCCATAATAAATTCCTCCTAAATTAAGAAAAAACTCCCCCACCCGAAGATGAGGGAGAAGTGGCAACTATTAGGCTGGAACTGCTAACGCAAATGCGCTAGAAGACAAAGCTGCACCAGTTGTGGCGGCTGTACGCATTGCTTTCACACCATAAAGTGTGTCAGATGTGAACAAGGTAGCCAAGTAGTCTTGTTTGTACTGAGTTTGTGAGCGGATGCCCATTTGCTCAACCAAGACCATAGAGTCCTTGTGACCCATCAAGCAGATACGATCTGTTGTAGAGTTACCAGCAGCAGTGTCAGCATTGCTTGTTGTGAACACGGGGATGCCATACAGTTGACCGATTTCACCATTGCGGATTGCATTACCATTACCAATAAAAGCCTGTTCTGTGTAACGGGAAAGACCCATCAACGTATTGCGGCTTGAAGGAGGAATGATAAAGAAGCGACCATCCATAGGAGTGTCGTTGTCATCCAAACGCTGAATAGTGCGACGAATAGCAGCGTCAGTCAATGCGGAAGCATTGGAAGATGTGCTGTTATAAACAGTAGTACCATCACCGCCAACGAAGGCTTTGGTGGATGTATTGCTTGTCGCATAGTCGTTAGTACCGACAGTAGCACCATTGAATGCACGACCCAATTGGATCAAGCTAGTGTCTACTTGTTTGGCAAGCGCATAGCCAGCGTCAGCAGTGTAGAACTGGCGCAAGCTGTTCAGGGCTTGTGCTTCAACGATGTCCTCAATGAAACGTGAATACTCAAAGTGTTGGTTAATGTTAACCTGAACTTCTGTCTCAGTGTCGGCAATCAATGTAACGGCAGTAGATGCCGCTTTCGCTGTTGCGTTACCACGGGTAGGTGCGGGAATGTGAACTACATCGCCCTTCTTACCCTTGAAGTTCATCTTCATTACGATGTTAGCCAAAACAAGGTTTTTCTTGTAAGAAGCTACGATTTCGTCAGACCAGATTTCTGGAATGAACGTTGCTGCGGTGGTTACTGTTACCGCTGGTGTTGGATATGCCATGATTAAATCTCCTAAAACAAATTTTAACGAACCCGTTTCTCTATGTA